TCAGATAAGTTAGACAGCGGTGTCGCATGGGAATTGTTCCCGTACGACTTTTATCCAATGCCTGACGAATTTGAGGTTATCCTACTCTATAACGGTGGGTTCTTGTATCGGCAACAGGCCTTTACTAGGCCTGCGTCACATGAATGTGACGAAAGGTGTAAGTCTGATATGCACTCTCCTTGTACACTATGAGTCGCGCCAACTTTAGTATCGCAACTGCAGGTATTGTGGATGTGACTGTTCCCTTGAATGGGACCACACTACACAAACTTGCAACGGCCCAAAAGGCCAGCGAAACTACGTCTGGAACGACTCGTAGAAAGCCGAAGGGTTGGAAAACCCCGACGCCCTATCAGTACAAGCATGTCAGCGTCACGTATCACCAAGGTTCCTGCTTTCACCAACCCCAGTACCCTTCATTGAGTACTGGACAGAGGTATGTAGGAATTGTAGGTGATCCTGGTGTGGGTCGCTTTAACGGCGACACACACTTCGACCGTACCATAGTGGAAAGTAACGCTATATCCGACCCCGATGGGTTGCGTAATCGTGCTTTAATTAGCGCGAGAGGCAACTTAAAGGGAGGAAGCGTGAACTATGCTGTGGCCTTTGCAGAACGAAATCAAACTGCAAAGTTGGTCGGTGATACCGCCATCCGGTTAGTAAAATCACTTCGCCAGTTACGACGCGGACATGTCCGCGATGCAATGCGCACTCTTGGAATCGCTTCAAAGCGACAAGAGCCGAGGGGCAATTCCGTCCCTCAGAAGTGGTTAGAACTCCAATATGGATGGAAGCCTTTGCTCTCCGATGTTTACGGAGCTTGTGACGACTTAAGCAAACGTCGCAAGGATGACTGGAGTGTCACAGCGAAGGGCCGCGCAAAATCCGTTGCTAACTTGGTCTACAGCAAACCGCTGCGGTCAAGTGAGCATTATTTCGACGGATGTAACGTGGTCACGGAGGTTAAGCGTAGCGTGTTCGCACGCATTGACGCTCAGCCTACAAACGAGGTGTTAATCTCGTTAAGCTCCGTAGGGATCACCAATCCTGGCTTAATTGCCTGGGAATTGGTACCTTTTAGCTTTGTTGTCGATTGGTTCCTACCGATTGGCGACTGGCTAAATTCTTTAGACGCGACTCTCGGTTTTCAAATCGTGGGTTATTCAAACTCCTATCTGGTGAAAGCTAAATGGGACGATGTATTCGATGGCTCCACTTCTGTGGGTATCGAACGTCTAGAGTGCCACTATCGTGGAAGTAAACGTTTGGTATACTTGGATCGGCAGGTGTCAACCAGCCTTCCTCTACCAGCGTTTCCGAGTCTTAAGGATCCTCGGTCTCTAGGGCATATGGCAAATGCGCTTGCGCTGCTTGCGCAGGTGTTCCGCCGAAAGTAGTCTTTCAACTTCAACCTTTGGAGGCATTAAATGCCCGCAATTGCAG